ACTCTTTCACGTTGATTATTGTCAAGCACCTGTAAGCCTTTTGCTTGAGTGATCTTGACATTGTTATACATCACATCTTGCTTGACCACTTTGCCATCAAGTGTAGTTATCTTGCCATCAATAAACTTTAGGTCGTCTCTTACCTTGCCAGTTTCATCAACTATCTTGCCGTCAAGTATTTTAAACTGCTTGCCTAAGTCGCTGTCAAAAAAGTCATTATTGACATTGATTTGCGCCGCGCTTATCTTTGCATACTTACCAAGCGTGCCAACCACTTCATCAGCAACCACGCCATCAGCAGTTAGAGCCGTTCTCCAATCCCATGAGCCATCAGGCTTTTTAGAGTTTGCTATGAGTATCTTACCAGCACCCATGTATACTACTTTTGTAGGCTCTTTGTCTATAGGCTTGTCAAAAGAGTAATATCCAGCAGGTAAATTATATTTGTTGCCAATCTTTAAGTCGTAATTGTATGCCGCATCATTAAAATAAGTTTCTGTGATCTCATCTCTCAAATCATCAAGATATTCATTAAAGACGCGAGTTTGAGTTTTTCTTTTTGCGTCCTCGGCCTTTATCCTTTCAGCTGCACTACTTACTATTTTGTCCCCAAACTCAAAGTCCGTAACTTCACCTTTTAAGTAGTCTTTTTTAATCTTAAAGACCCTCGTCAAGTAATTTATGCCGATGTCTTTGCGTCTAATTCCTACAATCTCTCCTAATTCGACATCTTTTGCTATGCCCTTAGCCTTAAATTGTACTTTAGGTCTTGCATTTTCTTTTGTGTATTTATAAGTTGCCTCATACAGTTCATTTGCATCTTCTATGTCGCTAAACTCTATAACACCAAGCTTTGGACTTCCATCAGGGTATCCATAAGCCTTAGTCGCTTCTTTTAGCTCAGCATAATCTTTTCCTTCGTGATTAAATTTTAGCTTTTCTTTATTTTCATTTTTAATCTTTTTGCCATTTGCGTCAGTAAGCTCTAAAGTCTTGCCTATGCCGATAAAGCCAGTGTATAGATCATCAGTATTAGATTCAGCCGTAACACTTATAAGCTTATCTCCATAGACAAAACTGCGTCCATAGTTTCTACTTATCTCATCATAAAGATCGATCCTTTTGTTATAGATCTTGCCATCTTTAAAACTAATATTGAGCTTAAACTCGCAGTCCCATTTTTCTATGATCTCATAAAAGGCAGCTAGTGCAGATTTATTTTCAATCTCAAGACTTGCTATGCCCCTCGTAGAATTATTTCCTACATGCCAGCCACTATCCTTTAAAATCTTTTCAACAGCCAAAGAGGCGCTCTCGTACTCAATCCTATTCTTGCGTATTACACGTCCCTTTAAGTCATCAAAAAACATGTGTATGCCGTCAAAAGTCAGTTTGCCGTCTTCTTTGCTTACACTTCTTATTCTGTAGATGTAAAAGTTTTTATTATCTTTTACACCAAAATACTTTGCTTCTTCAGCCTCTTTACTATATGCAAAACTTAAAGTTGAAGTAATCGTTCCTCCCAGCTCAAAGGCTGCTGTATTCTCCAGGATAATGGAGGGGGGTATATTTTTTATTAAGTTTAAATTTATGTCAAATAGATATGCACCTATCATAAAGCACGCTCCCTATACCTTATATTGAGTTTCCCAGCACTTGCTCTTATCTCGTCTTCACTGTTCATAGTAAACTCGTGATAATCGCTCTCAACAAAGTCTAAGTAGTGCAGGATATTCCTTCCATTAAGACTTATCATCTCGCTAGTAATCTTAAGCTCATCGCCTTTTTTAAAAGCACCATTTAAAATTATCTTCTGTCCATTAGTAATATTTGTGATCACAAGCTTAGTGCACTCTTCACAGACTATACTCATCTCTTCAAGCTTTATAGGATACTTCTTATACTTAAGCCTTGGTATTTTGCCACTAGTTTCTCTTATGCTCGAATAGATAAATGGATCAGATGTGTGTATAGTAAAAGACCCTACCCCTATGTTACTGTCATAAGGTGGGTCTTCAATACTTGCTACTTGTCCAAAACGAAAGCCATCTTCGTCTCTGAATGAAAACTGAACTTCGTCATCAGTCTGAATAAGCTCCGTAAGCCTTTTTATTAGCTTTAGAAATTCAGAGTTTCTCTTTGCCTGAACTAGAAAATATACCTTTATGTCCCTAGCTGGATAAGCCTTGCTTAAGAAATAGTCGCCATTTTTACCTGGTATATTTACAGACTCTAAACTAGGAGAGAAGAGCTGCCTTCCCTCCACATTTATCGTCATATAGCCTTTAAGGTATTTATCTAAGTTTACATTGTTAAATGTTATTGCGCAGTTGCTATACATATATACCTCCTAGTATGCAAGCTCAAGATCTATAGTCTTGTCTTGCTCATTTGATATAGACTCAACAAAAGCTTTAAAGTTCTTGCCGCCTATAGATAAATTTATGGCCATAGGCTTTGAAGAGCTAATCTCATCACTAGAAAAGTCATAAGCATCAAGGCCGCTCGATGCAAAAGAAATCTTCTTTGTAAAGTCATTTCCCATAGCGCCTTCAACTCTGCTCATTGCTCTTTCTACTGGAGATATATTATCTTCTACACCCTTAGCTAGACCTAGCATAGTATTCTCTCCTATGCCAGCAAAGACTGTTGAAGGTGAGTGTATTCCTAGGAAGCCTTTTATGCCACCTACTATACCGTCTACAACACCTTTTACCTTTTTAGTAACCCAATCAGCAGCAGATTTGATTCCATTCCATAAGCCTTCAAGTATGTTTTTACCAATATCAAACATACCATCTACGAGACCAGTGAAAAATCCTGTAATCTTGCCTATAATGTCTTGTATAAAAGTACATAGGCCATTCCAAACCTCTTCAGTCTTAGTTTTGACAGTGTTCCACGCATCAGCTATCGCCTTGCCGATATTTTCAAATGTTGTCTTAATCTTATTCCAAACATTTTCAATTACCTTTTTAATCTCGCCCCAGTGTGTTATTACCAAAGCTACCAATGCGCCAACAGCGACTCCAATCGCTACAAATGGATGCGCCGAAATTAAAGTAAACAGTCCACTTACAGCAGTTTTGACAGTACCTAGTATGCCTGTAAACTTAGTAAAGGCGCTTCCTACGCTAGTAACTATACTTGATATAGCCATAGCTCCTTTAAATCCTATAAAAGCACTTACAGCAGCAGTTATAAGAGGATTTAGTAAGCCAAACTTCTCGTTTAAATCTCCAATCCATTTAACTACTTCACTTAATGCAGTACTTATACCGCTTATGACATCACTTAAAAGCTGTATACCAGTCTTTATAAACTCGCTATTTGCAATATCTGTAATAACTTGTCCTATAGTTGTTAATATATCTCCTATTACAGTCAGTGCATTTTCAATTAAGCCAGAGTCAATTATTCCTTGTATAACAGTTATGATGCCTTCAATTGCCGTGCTAATTACAGACAAAGCATTTTCAATAATACCAGACTCAATTATGCCTTGTATTATAGTGATGATGTTTGTAATGGCATCGCTAAGTGTTTGGAATAAGGTTTGTACAATCCCACTGTCAAAAAATGTTTGTACACTCGTAAATATTCCACTTATTATAGTTCCTAGAGTAGTCAATACAGTTTGTATTATCCCAGTTGAGAATATCGCCTCTATGCTCGTCCATATAGTTGAAAGAGCAGTCTGTATTGATTCGAGCGCACTTCTAAGTCCATCACCAAGTCCAGGCGCTAAATTATTTAAGCTTTCACAAACGATATTAAATACACTCTCAGCCATAGTCTTGGCCATTGGTAATAAATTGCCAAATACAAATGTCTTAACAGATTCTAATAAGTTGTTAAGGCTTTGATCTATGTTTTGACCCAAAGCAATGTTACCTAATAGGTCGGTAAAAGCCGACTTCATCATATTAAACGAACCAGTAAATGTCGTAGCCGCTTCTTTAGCAGTTGTTCCAGTTATATTTAGTTCACCTTGTATAACGTGTATCGCTTCGTATACATCAGATAAATTTGATATATCATAATGCACGCCACTAACTTTTTCAGCTTCAGCTAAAAGCCTTTGCATTTCTTCCTTCGTTCCGCCAAAACCAAGCTTAAGGTTATCGAGCATTGTGTAATTTTGTTTACTAAAGCCCTGGTACGCGTTTTGTATGCTCTCAAGCGACGAGCCCATCTTATTGGCATTGTCGCCCATGTCAATCATCGCCATATTGGCAATATCTGCAGCCTTTTTTGTGTCACCGCCTACAGAAGATATAAGCCCAGCAGAAAAGCTTGTAACGTTCTCCATATAGCTATTGGCACTCATGCCTACAGTTTTAAAGGCCTCTTGAGCATTCTTTTTTACAATTTCAGCAGCCTTTGAAGTTTTTGTATCAAATAAAGTCTCTATACCGCCAAGTGACTGTTCAAGGTTTGCTCCTTCTGCAAATGCTGTGCCAATAATCTTTCCTATACCTAGTGCAGATACACCTTTAACTATTGTGCTTTTTAATGAGCTCATCATACTAGAGCCACCAGCTATACCAGCAGAACCAGCCTCATCACTTACTATCTTTCTAAGCTCACCAGATATACCTTTTGCCGATGGAATAATTTGTACATACGCTTTACCTAATTCACTTGCCATTTATAATTTCCTTTCTCTTTCTCATAAAGTCCTCACTCGTGTAAAAGACTTGATTCTTATCCTCAGTTTTATTGATCATATCCAATATCATCTTTGGACGATTGCGATTGTGTTTAGCGTCCTTAGTTTGAGCATAAAGGAGTAAACTTAGCCTATCAAGTATGCCAGCTAAAAGCAAAGTGTCATTTTTTATTTTTGACTTACTCATAATAAGCTTAATTCTTGCCTCATCTCTTAAGCCACACGCTAAAGTAGCTAAATTTAAAAGGCCTATACTTTCCCATTCGTATAGGCCATAATATTCAGCTAGATCACAATAAAGAGCATCTTCATCAAGTCTTATCATGTAAGTGAGGACTAGGATTTTTTTAGCTTTACATTCTTGAATATCTCTGCAACTTCAAGCTGAAGTTTGTCAACTGGCACTGTTCCATCTTTTTCTCTTAAGTGATTCATAAGCTTAAGCTTACCTTCCTCGCCAAGAAGTAGCGTAATAACTTTAGATATTAAAAGAGGATTTGCTTCAGTTTCGTACAGTGCGTCTAGGAGTTCAAAATTGTTTAATTTGCTATAGCTTATTGAGTACTTAAAGCCGCTTTCAGTTGCCCCTTCAAGGCACTTAATCTTCTTTTTAGCTTCAGCCATTATTTTTCACCACCAAAGATATATTCGTAGTGTTGATTACCATCTTTATCAGCTAATGCTTCGATAGTTACTTCATATCCTACAGCGTCTTCGTCAGTGTATTCAATATCGCCAACCTCTGTAATAACAGCATTTGGTATAACTATTCTCTTTAAGATGTCATTTTTTAGTATCATCTCTACAACATAGCTATGAGCTTCAGCTGGATCTGCGTTTGCTTTTAGTTTGATTCCAGTTTTAAGGTCTCCCTCTACATTGTTCTTGCCATATACAGTCTTTAGCACATCTACATTAGTTGTCTCTATTAGTTTAAAAGTAAAAGTATCAGGCTTTTCTGTCGATATTACTAGGACAGTGTCTCCGCCCCAAGCTTTTATTTTGTCAGATTCTGGGCTGTTAGAGTTTGACAAACCATCTTCAGAAATATATCCTAAAGATACTAGGCTTGTGTCAAGTTCACTCTTTGCATCGTTTGGTAGAGTCGCAGTCGTTTCTCCAACATATACTGCTCCACCAAACTTAGGCTTTGCCCAGCTTACATTGTTTACATTACTCAAATTAATCACTCCTTTTAATAATATAGATCAAATACCGCTTGGTATCTGTATCTTTTAGTCTGTGTATCTGTAAAGTTGTAGTCGCTATCAAGCTTTACCGAGCCTATATCTTCTGTCTCAATAATTTTAAGCATAGCATCGACTACTTTTTCATTTAATATGGCCGCTTCCTCCATAGATTTAGCGTAAGACTGAATGGCAAAACTTGCTCTGTTGATTCTATCAACTCTTGCTGAGCCAAGCTTTTCTATCACTACATAGCTCCCTACTTTTTCTTTCTGCTCTTCCATATACACAGGCACTTCTAATTTTTTACTTAAATAATTTAAAATAATCTTTTCAATCATCTTTATTGCCCCTTTAGTGCTTTTAAAAGCGTATTGCTTTTTAGGTTGTGGTAGTAAGCTTTGTAACCATCTGCTCTTATATTTGCGTGTAGTCTCTTCTTACCAGCTCCCACGTCAAGCTTGTAGTCATATCCCTCATCACATCTATTTAAAGCAGCGTTCCCGTACTCTTCAAGTATCTCTTTCATCTCTTCGCAGAGTAAAAGCTCGCTTACTCCTTTTTTGTTGAGTACAAATTTTACCTTACTCATAGCGCTCCACCATGACTTTCTTGTACCACCTAAGTGGTACCATCTCTTCTATGCCCTCTATGACATTTCCAAAAGTTCTATATTTTTTGCCAAATATAATTACTTCTCTGTCTTCCCACTCGTGCGTGTCGCCTTTAGGTATGCCAAGAGTGTACACAGCTTTTTTTCCATATAGATCAAGATTATTTGTGACAGCTTCGGTATCAGTAGGAGATACTAAGACGTCATCAACTTCAATTTCCTTGTCCTCGTATATAGGACTGTTAAAGCCATCTACACCGACCTTTACCTTATCAATCAAAGTGATCTTTATGCCTTTAATCTTTCCCATAAAAGTCAATCACCCCGTACTTTTGCGTCCTTAGACCTAATCTCTTAAGCTCGTCCTTCTTTATAAAAAGACCTCCACCAGGTACTAAGTAAGTGCCACTAAATGAGTAGCCAAGAGCAGACTCAGCAGACTGTATCATTGGCTCTTGATCAGTTGATGTCATTAAGTTTCTTGCGACAACATCACAGACTATTGACTTATATAGATCTAAATAATCTTTATCCTTTACAAGCTCATCGATGTCCTTATTTGCTCTTTTAGCTTCAACCTTTAAGTTAGCTTCAACCTTATCAATCAGAGCCCTTGCCCTTTCCATTTCGTCTTGCTTAAGAGGCCTCCACAAAGTCATAAGTTCATCTATGCTTAAGTAAGCCATACTACTCACCCTTTTTAGTGTTTCTTTTCTTAGGTGTCGCCTTGTTAGTTTTTTCTGTTTTTTTTGCGTCTGCTTCTTCTGGTATTTCTTCAGCTTCGATTTCTTCAGCTTCGATTGCTTCCGCCTCTGCTGCTTCTACTTCTTCAGTTTCTGCTCCTGTCTCTTCAGCTTTTTCTGCGTCTGCTACTTCTTCAGCTTCGATTGCTTCGCTTATTAGCTCCCAGTCATCTCCAGATAATAAACAAGGGCTATCAATCGTAGCCCCTGTTCTTTTGTTAACATATATCATATTGACCACCTACTCAGCTTTTATAGTTGCAAAGCTATTAGCGTCAAATATGCCCCAGCCTAAGTAAGCTTCTGCTCTTAAGTAGACTTGATTATAGTTTTTCAAGTCTTGCTTCTTTCCGTCTGGATCACCATATTCAATTATTTCTAGTGGTATTTCTTTTGCGTAACCCCATTTAAACATATTTTCAAAGTCACCTACTATTGATTTAAGCTTGTTATTAGTGCCAACTGTTGTGTTGACATCTGCAGTTAAGCCGTTTATCTCACCAGGGTTAGCGCCCCAAGCGAGCTCTGGATATACTCTAGCTCCATTTGCTTTAAGTTTCGCAAGAGCTGATGCAAAGCTTGTGTCTAGTGCCATACCTGTAACTATGCCTTCTGAGCCTTGTACTAAGGCTATAGCTGCTTCCGCGTTTTCATCTGGCTTAGTCTCGTCAAATAAAACATTTTGTGTAACCTTCTTTATAAAGCAATTATCGCCTATTACAGTTGATGCAGTCTTGCTTCTAGGATTGATTCCATGTATAGCCATAAGGTCTAAACCTCTTGCTAGTTTTTTAGCGAAGCCGTCATTGAAGCTTCTTAACATATCAAGTTGTGTTTCTTCAGCTGCATACATAAATTCGTCTGAGACTCTTGCTCCATACTCTACTTTGATTGGCATTACTTTGATTGGCTCAATAGTAACCCCGCCTTCTCCTTTTTGTCCATTTTCTGCTACTATGTCTATGTCTGAGTCCATAGTAAATGTGAATAACTTTTCACCTAGAAACGGTATAGGTGTTTGGTGTGATAACACCGCTAGTGATGATCTACCTTGTACTTTGTTGATAAGGTCAGATACTAATTCTTCATTAAATAAAGCTCCTTTTGATAATACTGGCATGATTATTCTCCTTTCAAACCATCTAATAATTTTTTGTACGCGTCATCCTTCTTTGGTGTAGTTTCAGTATTCTTTAAGGGTGGCGCTTCTTTCTTAAAGTAAGCTTGCAAGCTTTTTGCATCTTCAGCCATTGACTCTTCATCATCGCCTTGTATTCTGTCGGCTAGGTTATAAGGTATCTTATACTCCATGGCAACCTTTCTTTTCATCTCAGCCTTTTCATATGCTTGAAGCTTCTTTTGTAAAGTTTCAAGCTCTGCTGAATTTTCCTTAGCCTTGCTTAGCTCTTCTCTTAAAGAGTCATAGTCCTTGTACTTTTCCTCTGCTTCCTTACTTAGCTTATCTCGTTCTCTTTTAAGTCTGTCCTTGATCACTTCATCAAGTTCTTCTTGCGTTGTTATAGCCTTTTCTAATTCAGCCATTCTTATTCGCTCCTTTCCGTTTGCCCTCGTCAGGTATTTATATTAAAAAAAGACAAGTAAAAACTTGCCTTTGCTTAATAACTAATATATAATCTTTTGTTTCTTAGGCTTTACATAATTCTTGCAAGCCCAGTGCGCTAGTAGTGCGCTATCCATTAAGGATATGTCCATCTCTTCAAATTGTGCCCTATATCCAAAGCCGCCTTGACTTCCTATGTTTCTCTTCTCGCAATTTGTAGCAACTTGCGTAAGAGAGACTTGATCCATATGTGAGATGGTCTTTTCGTAGATTGCCTGCTCCCATAAAGAGTTAGCGTTTATAATCTCTCTTACAGTCGGTAGGCAAACATTCTTAATCTTAGCTTCTCTTAGCTCCTCTTGTAATATATTTTGTCTACTTGCACCATCTATAACTATAAGTGCAGGCTTAGACTGCTTCATAAAATCTATAAGCCAGTCGTCACCATTCTTGACCGATTGACAGTCGATAGACTCCATAAAGACATCATCTTCTACAGTTTTAACAGCTATGCTGAGGGCTGCGTTCCTGCCATCTTGACCAAACTTAACTCCACAAAATAAGCTTCCCTTAAGTTCAGGAAGCTTATCCACCTTACAAGCGAGCCAATCGACCTCACTTATAGCTGATTTTTGATTGTACTTGATCCATAGGCCTAGCCTTTGTATGTTAAAGTCTACTATGTCATTACCTATCTCATCTTCTACGCTTCTTTCAGTAAATATAGTTCCCAAAGATGGATTCGTCTTGTACCACAGCTTTTTATCGTGTGGATCAGATTGTTCTTCAACTCCCCACTCACACCAGGCACCATTTTTGCTTGCTCCTTCGATGACATCATTCTTAAAGTCTACAAAGACAGTACCAGCACTAACTACAGTTGGAGGAGTGCCACACATTAAGGTCTGAGGATTTTGTGAGTCAGTAACAACATACTTAAGAGCCGACTCTTGATCAGCAGTGTACTCTTGAGCCTCATCAATGATAAGTAGGTCAAAGCCTTCACCAAGACCCCCTGTAGTAGTTCTTGTTCTAAACTCCACCCTGCCGCCCGTCTCTGGTATCTCAACCCTTTCTCTTCCAGTTGCTCTTAGCGATTCGTAAGTAATACCTATCTTGTCAAGCACCCTACATAGCTTTTCCCACGATGCGTGCGACGTTGTTGTCCTGTGCGCCGTGTGGTTTATTTGCTCACCCTCCATTATGCCATATAGCTCACGCATAAGTAGTATCTCACTCTTACCATTACGTCTTGGCAGAGAGTAGCCAAACTTGGTATGCACCCATAAATGATTTTTATTGTACGCTAAAATATGTTTTAGAATCGTTTCTTGCCATTTCTGAGCCTTATTTCCAGATTTTTCATATAGATCTATAGCTTTTTTGTAGTCGCTCTTAGTGTATCTCTTAAGCTTAAAAAGAGTTGGTGTCTGACTTCCTATCTTTTTTCTAGCCAAGGCTAGGCTCCTAGTAGAGCTTGTATAATAATTTCCTCAGCAACTTTTTTGATAATATCAAAACTTACAGATTTGAATTTATTAAAAATCTTCTTCTTAGTCTCAGCCCATACATTATCATTAACTATTGCGTCCAATAAGTCATTACCTTGCCAAGTCAAGCTTTTTATATAAGCATCAATATATACACCATTCATAGCCTTATTTATGTTTGCATTTATAAGACCAGCTTCCTTCATAATCTCAACATTATAAATAACCTTTTGTAAATCGTTTGCGTCGTTTATAAAACTTTGGCAGTTTAAGTCGCCCATAGATTTGGAAGCTTCAATAAGTATAGATCTTACAAGTTCCATATCTCTTTTCACTCTATCACTCCCTTAATATTCATCCTTTAAATCAGCAATAATCACTAGGATATAAACTATAATTCCAGCTAAAAGCAGTGGCGCCCATATAGGAGCAAGTACCCACAGCCATGGCCATGTAATATTGCCAGTAAGCTTAAGCGTTATAAATACAATAGCAAGTAGCGTCATAAATCCTGCACCCCTTGATTTCCTTTCATTTTTCTTCGTCGTTACCTCCTAAATTTTGCAATAAAAAATCGTGCGTTATAAAACACACGATTGATTCCTCTATATTTACACATTTTCTTTATATTTTCACACGATTAAGTCTCGATTATTCACGATTAAACAAGCGGCACTATAGCCTTAACATTTTTAATAAAGCATTATATGCTTGTTCTATTTCTTTTCTAAAGTTTGTACCTTCTAGTCCAGGTTCTGTTTGCTCACAAATATCAATTATATCATCATTTAAAAAAATAGCTACTTCATGATTTTCTTTTTCGATGTCCCAGAAGTTGTCGTGAATATAATCCTCTATATTTGTTGAAAAATCATGTTCTTTAACTAGTTTGTTTTTTAAGCCATTGTTTATTATGCTTAATAGCTCATTTATTTTATCCATTGATCTCAATCCAATCCTTTCTTGGTAAATCTCTTTCTAGTATAGAAACAAAGTCTCCTGTCTCCATGTCTCTAACTAGATATATATTTTTTGAACAATAAATCAATCTTCCACTACCCTGAGTATATTTCGGTTTTGATTTTGCTATATTTATTAAGTCTTCTTCGGTCAAGCCAGCCTTATTTATTGCCCTATCCAAACCTCTAGCTATAGCGTGGCTAGAAAATTCAACCTTCTTTTTGTGAGCATCTCTATAGAGTTTTATCGCCTTAGCTTTAAACTCAGGACTCCAGTTTTTTTCTTCAATCTCTTTTATTGTTTGCTTGTTGATGTTTCTCTTTGCTTTATCTAATTTATCAACTTTTTTATATAATTCTCTTCGCCTTTTCTTTTTATGCTTTTCTTCGTTCCAATCATTATTGATTCTCTTTATGCCTTTTTTTGTTATATGCTCAAGCTTGCATCTGCAAAACCTATGCCTCTTCCACACATTAGGGTTTGCTTCAGTATCCTCTGGATACTTATAAGTCCCTACGAGATTAGCGCAGTATGGACAGCAATTACCAGCTTCCATTCTAATTATTCTTGACTCAAGGCCTGCATTACTATTAAACTCTGCATTTACTTTTATCGTGTCATCTACTATGGATTGACTGCTATTAATAATTGGCTCATCTAAAAGCCACTTAGTATCTTCAAAGTCTTTTTCAGCTATCTTCTTGCAAAGATTATCTGCTCTTTCTTCATTAAAATTTGCTCTTTGACTTTTTATATTTATACCCGCTTTTTTGTTTAAACTATCTTGAACATCTTTAGTATATCCCGATACAATCTCGTAGTTCCTTTCAATGTTTGGCTTTATAACACCTTTAGCAAACTCTTCACTCATCTTGCCATTTTCAAATAATTCTTCATTGATTTTTTCTGTAAACGTCTGTGCAAGTAGCCTTCCTGACTCTATGGAAATTTCATTAGTATCAATGTAAGTGGCAATCTTTTTACTCAGCTTCTTTACCTTTTCTTTTACAACTTTGCTGTTTACAAGCTTATCATCAAAAGTATCAGCTATCTCTTTTTTAAGCTTTTCTATTAAGTCTCTCTCGTCCATCTAAAACACCTTTACTACTTCCCATTTGACTTTAGCATTTTTATACTTTTTTACTAAGTCTAAATTAGATTCAAGTACATTTGCCAAGTTCATCATATCCCTTTGCCTGTTCCTAATGATTACATTGGTTTTTGCTTGCCTAAGTCCAGTATCGATCAAGACAAATCTCTTATTGTATCCTCTAAAAGCTTTTGCTTCTTCCTCTGTCGGGTAACAAGTTATGTGGCAAACCTCATCATTTGTTTTTAATAATCTTTGCGTAAGTCTTATCTGATCAGATTTTTTTGAATACATTGGCATGTAGTCTAAATCAGTAAAAGGCTTAAAATGCTTTTGAGCATATGTTGTTTTGCCTGCTCCGATTAAACCACATAAGAATATAACAGTTTTCATTACGCATCAAGTCCAGTAAAGTCAGATAAATTATCCTTGTTAAAGTAATCAGGCACAGCTTGATTTATCTTTATGGCCGCATCACCCACACCAGAAAGTGCTGCCATGTCAGGCTCGAATACAGGGTACCACTTAGCCTTAGTTAAATAAAACTGATTACGCACATAATTATAGTCATCAGCTAAACACCTGGCAACGTAGCCGACATTTAGAAAGCCACTGCCAAAACATCTTTGAGCCTTACGAGCTGTTACTCTTAAAGTCTCATGGCTTGCCTTAATCGCTTCAGCACTTGACGGATTGTCAGTCACGAAGCCTAAGTCATCAAGAGTAAGACCAGTCTCACCTGCAAAGCTCGATGCTATAGTCTTTAGCTGCTCTGTAAATGGCGACATCGATGTAGATGTAAACTGTCCAAGCTTTGGCGCGTCTCCGTCTTCGTCCTTTGTGAATTGCAGCATACTTGATATGGTCGCCTTCCACTTGTCCATAGGCTCAGCCGTTTGAGACAAGCCTACAATGTATTTCTGTGGAAAACTATAAAACTCAGCAGTTATATCTGCACGCTCTAAAGTTCTCTTTGCGTGTCCTTGATAATACATACATGCCCTTGTTATTCTAGACCTACCGAAAGGTCTCACAGCATCAGGCCTGTGTATGATAGGCACAAGTAGCGGCACGTCAGCAGGATTGCTTCTACTGTCAACAAGATCATTGCCATTATAAAAATCAGTCCTATCGCGTAAAAAGTGTGCTTCCAAAGTCGGCTTGCCCTTGTCATCACGATCAAGCACAGCATAACCCTCTTTTAAAAGTCCAGTAATCGGATCTAGTATGCCAGTAGCGTTGCTTGCCTCAATTACCTGTAATCTTGGATAACCCTCATCACCCATAGAGATATACACAAAGGCACAAGACGCAATCAAAGCAGATAATATTGCTGAGTCGAAAAATATATCAGGGTTGTTTAAATTAAAGATCTCGTTCAGTTCAAAATTATCTTCAGCGAACTCTTTAAAGACAAGCCTATCTGCAAGAGCGTCAACCGCCTTAGTGCACCAACCTAAGCACGAGCGATACCTCTGCCTTATGTCTGGAGGTATGACTAGCCCTAAGTCCCTTTCTTGGTACTTACTGTCGTAGTAAGTGTACCTGGTATCAACCCTTCTTTTGTGATAATTAAGTTTGCCTCTTAAGTAATCTAAACCTTGTTCCATAAAAACCTCCTAGATCAAGCTTATTTTATGTAAAAACATTAACTGTCCATAAGAAAATCAAAATTGACTCATTTTTTACACTTTGGTACATAATTTTGTAAAAAACAGCACATTTTGAAGACATTTTTTCATAATTTTTCTAAATTTTCAAAATTTTGATGCAATTTTCTTTAAAAAACTCATCCATTATACTTTGATAAAATATATATATAAATTAGACATCTATCGCCCACCCTCTCCCCTCGTTCCTGCACGCGAAAAAATGTACAATAACGAGCTGAAGGTATTTAGCCGATATGGGTGGGGTGGTATGCCCCCTCTAATGTCTAATCTTTTGCCTTGTAGTTCTTCCAATCACAACTTTGTGGCAAATTCCTGTTCGTTGGTATCTTCTTCTCTTGCATCACAAAGAGCTTGTCTGACTTTTGTCTGTTGCAACACCAATGAGCAAGCTGCAGATTCTCCAGTGCGCTCGGGTGTCCCCCTTTGGCGATTGGAATGATGTGATCCACACACCCAGCCATCGGGTCAGGGTACTTCAGACTCTTATCAACAGGTCTGCCACATATCCCACATACAGACTCCATCTTTAATATCTTCTTCTTGTTTATCTCATACTGAGCCCTGTGTGGCCCAGCCTTGTCAGCCCTTAGCTCCTTCGCCATATACATAGCCTCCCCTAAAATAATATAGCACCCCCCCTACAAAATATAGCCTCGGCTATTAAAAGCCATCGCCATGTAAAGCCACCCGTGGTTTATATAAACCATAAGCTAATAAAGCAAAGAGCCCTCGTACCAACTACGAGAGCTCCGCTAAATTAATTCAAGGAGGTGATAATGAACCGTTATCCATCTATGCACACTATCATTATATCACGACCTGAACTATCATTTACTATCATTCTCTCGTACAGATAAATTATTCAGTTTTACTCAGCCTCTTCAGAGCCTCCCCATGGATCCTTAAGACATGACTCTCCGAGTAGTGCATCTCAACCGCAATGTCATGCCAAACCTTGCCTTGCAAATACCTCTTACTCATCACCTCATAGTACACACCATCGAGCCCATCAATAGCATCCTTAGCCTTAGCCTTAAGACCAATCAGCACATCAATCTCATCAATAACCCTTTGCCGCAAATCACAAATCTTAGCAATCAAGCCATCAAAACTAGATGGACTAGAGCCTCTTATACTAGATCGATAGTCTACGTTTCTTGCATAACGTAAATCATTCTCAAGCCTAGTGATCTCACCACATAGACAGTTAATCTTCTTATCCAAGTCAACAATCTTTCTTAGCTCCTTCTTAGTCATAGGCATCATAAATCCTTCCTCGTAGCCCACTCGCCCTTAAACATAGCAGAGCAGCCAGAACACTTGCGACCCCTACTGCCATACCCTCTAGCCTGTGCTCTAGTCTTCGCACCACAAAACGGACAAGTAATCACATAGTAGTTGTTCGCGTCCTTGCTCGGCAGATACTCCCTTTCAGTAATCTTCCTTGCACTGCGTAACACGCCCTCATCATTCACTTCGCTTTGCAAATAGTCCTCGCCATACATACACATCACTCCTTTAGCCTCCTGAGCTTCAGATACACGCTCCACCCAGTAAACTCATTGTAAATAGCCTTAAAGCCATAGTCCTTGTCTAAAATCGCATATCCAGGATAAAGCCTTTTAATCAACTCAAAACTAGCACCCTCAGTCGCAATAGTGTTTAAAGCCCTTCTCGAGTACCTGTGATCATTATTCCTTATCCATGGCCTTAATAAATTCTGCGAGCAAGACCACCTTCTCTTCTGCTTTGGGTTGCCCGATAGGTACGAACACAGCCTTTGAATACCACTGTTATAATCAGCACGTATCCTATCGCAGTTTACAAAACCAATAGCACGCTTGCCCTTACCCTTCCCCATAGACTTTCTCCACAAGCCTTCAATCACATCACGATCTAAACCGTCATTCATAAGGACGTGGTGATGCACACGAACAGGCTCTTCATCATCATCACACCTAGAAGAAGTAACTACGATGTACTTTAAGTCATCAAGACCCTCCTTCTTTCTTCTTCTGGCCACACGTCTTAAGTAGTTCCTTAGCTCCCTCTCAGCGCCCTCAAGACTATCAGGCAGAAACTCATCACTGTAAGTCAAAGTCACAGAGTAACTATCCTTTGCGAAGTTCGCCTCACAAATCCATAGAAACCTTCTTCTCGCATTCTTATCATTGAGATTTTTCTGCGTGTTAAGAGATACCCTCTCCTTCTTCGCACGTTTGCCCTTCTTAGATATTTGATTTTTACTTAAAGAAAATAAATCCACCTCCATATAGTCATCACCACAGTGAATTTTTTTCTCCCTAATAAACGTCCTCATACTACACCTACAAATTGGTCACAAAGTTAATACCTAGTACAAGCTCATCAAAGGCTTGCACATTAAGCCAATAAATGGTATAATATATATAAGAAGAGACATTATACCATAGACAACCTAAGGGGGGCTTATAAAAAAGCACCCCTTTTTCTTTTTTTATAAATCATCAAAAACACCCATAGCGCCCTCAAGTCTCATCAAGTGCCTTAAGAGATTATTAATCTTGCCTTGCGCCTGATCATACTTCCTACTATATATAAAGGAAGAAAGTTCACCCATCAAATCCTTACACTTGTTATACATAGTGATCACCGTGTCATTGCAGGCGACGCAAACATCATTTATATTATTTGTGTTCACCTCATCAAGCCACTTAAGAGGACAGACCACAACAGAGTTAGTATTCATATCAAGCACTTCAGCGTATGGATCAACAAGACCCTCGCCCATGCGAAAGACCAAAGCACTAATCTTTTTATACATAATGCCGTCCCTCATCACAGGCGCACCACTTATAAGCAGTTCCTTCGCCCTTTCATTACTAATCGCCAAATATGCCACCCTCTTTCTTCTTCATCTTACTAAGATTTAACTCCTCAGTATCCCTTTGAATAAAATAATAAGCCTTTTCAATAGCCCTCTCTAGATTTATATGGTAGCGCACAGCACACTCTATTATAGCTCCTATAGCCTCTTCTAGCGCTTCTTCGCTGTAGCCCTCATCAAGAATCATGTTTGTAGCCTTAGTAAAGTTCTTTATCAATCTATCCTTTTTGCAAGCCTCAACACTTGCCTTATAAATCGGGTCATACATCTTTCTCATCTTCTTATTATATATATCTACTATACTTACATCCTTTTCCAGCCAGCCATCAATGTAGCTACCAGTGACCAAACATGCATAAGTGCATCCTAAACTAGCTTTTAAACCATTCTCATTACCAAAGCAAATACCATTCATCGCCGTCGACATTGATCCAATCGTGTCAAGCTTTTGGTTGTTAAGCTCCATTTTTTCATAAAGCTGCCTGTTTATAGTAACTATCCTTAGCCTAATACTAAGCTCTTCAATGTTCATTATCCCTTACCTCCTTATTATTTAGATCATGGCGCTTTCGCCTCTCCATTTCAGCTTTGTATATATAAAGACTTGCGATGCCGCGTAATTGCTTTTCTAACTCATCAGCTTCCTTTACTCTTTTAGCTTCCTTATAAACTTCAAACGCTTTTAAGCTAGATGTGGTCAAGCAAAATACAAGTATCATTATCGCCAGTAAAAGTATAAACTCCAAAATTCCCTGCTTGCTAGAGTAAGATAAGAGCGCTGCGATGCATATAAATACAGCTAATACAATTAAGTTCGGCTTGTTCTTTATAAACAGAAAATACAAATAATTATCCTTCTTCATTTTCCCCTCCTAGTTTATCTTAACAGCCCATCATCGCCCACATAAGTATATATCCCATGAAAAATAAAGCAGTTATAACGATCGCGCCTAATAATATACCAGCAATATATTTCACTTTTCTAGCCATCCTCCAAAACGGCGCATTATAATTGATCTTTCTTAGCCTTCTCATCACAAACATCCTTTCCTCTCAACTTCTCAAGCTCATCCTTATACATAGACAGCATCTCTTTAGTAAATTCAAACTTTTCCTCAATGTCCTTAATATATTCACACATAACCCTTACAGTAGTATCATTCATAGTGAGCTTATCACAAAGCTCATCCTCAAGCGCCCTTATCCTTTCCTTAAGCTCAGATGCATCCATATTTTCAAGCTCATAAGAGCTTAGCTTTTTCTTGTAAATCCCCTTACTCATATTCAACCCCCGTAAGCTCAGTAATCTCCCTTATAACATTTCTTAATCTTTTTATGACCTCATCATTTCTGCCATTCCTGTTGCTAAAACGGCACCTGTTAATCTCTTCCCTGATGATGTCTATGCAGTCCATAACCCCACAAGTATATTCCATTATACAAACCTCCATTTTTAATAAGCATATTTGTCGCCGACAATAATGTCGGTCGCAAACTTTCCCTAATCATTAAACCTAGCCTCAATACCAGCTTGAGACTTAACACTTATAAAAGGTATCTCACCCTTTTTAAACTTCTCCCACAAAATCGGATGCACATACACAACCCTCTTCTTACCAGACGCAGCATTCGCACATACACCAAAAGGAAATAGCCCTTGCTCCAGAAAAGCCCTCACAGTCGGCTGAGCCAAACCCGTAAACTCACTAATCTCATCAATACTAACCTTCCTTAAACCAGCCTTGTAGTTGGTATTATTTTCCATTATTCCACCTTCCTTATTTATAAATAAATAGTTTTGCGTCCCTTTTACTAATTAAAGTCCTTACTCTTCAATCCCCTCAATCTCAACAGCTTCAACACATCTAGTGTTTACCAATATCTTTCTGTCCTCATCATCAAATACTATAGTTATGGGTCTGTTCTCATCAAGAGCCTTGAATATATTCTTAAGCTCATTGTCATCCTTAACCTCATGATCTATAGTTGTGCCACTAAAATAATAAGTAACCCTGTATTTTTTATTTTTATTCATTGTAAATTCCCCCTTCAATAATTTGCTCTTTTATCTCCCCTTAGTGATATAATAATCACAAGGAGGTGAATAATTTGATTTTCTACCATGTCGATAGAACAGATACTATCAAAAATTTGAAAACCATCGAGCTAATACATCCACACGTACTACCAGCAGAGTTAAACGAAACACTTCTCGAACTCTTCCCAGGCGGCCTATCCTTCCATGGCGACCAGTATGCCATAGAATCATTCAAAGACTTCCATAAAGAAACATCTACCGAACAAATCTTCGAACTATATAGGCGAATGTACTTCCCAGATAAGCCGTCACGCTTTCAAAGCTTCTTCGCTTTTACATCATTAGAAGATGCAATAAACTTTACTTTAGATTATCCATTAGCCAAAATCTATAAAGTAAGCATAGATCATGAAAACTATCACATAGGCGATATGAATCTCGTTAAGGGCGAGACGATCATACAGTGCCACAAGCTTGCTTTAGATTATTGGTCTGGACGTCTTAGCAATGAGCCGTTAAAAGAAGCGCTACTCATCCCACCTATTCATATAGATCGTCTTCTAATTCTTTCATAGCGTCTTCTTGGTATAAGTAGTGCCTATACCTAGCACCAGGCACAGTGTAGTGGTATACCTCAGGATTGAAACCTATAGAGCTTAAGATTAAAGTTAAGTCATTAGTCTTGAGCTCCTTTTCTTTTACTAATTTTCTAAACGCGTCCCTTCTAGACTTGCTTTGAGTAATGTAGCGTATCCTTCCAAAGTGAATCTTGCTTATGTCCTCATCTTGAATATGAGACTTAACAGGCCTATGAGGAATCCACTTTAGTTGTTCTAGAGGAATCCACTTAAGGTATCCTATTTGTCCTTCAAACTTTTCTTGTCCTTTGTTTTCTTCATTCATAAATAATTTCCTCCTTTTTAATCATTTCGTTCTATTTTATAATCGACTTTATAATCGACCCCTGTGACTTCCACAATCTTTTTCTCAATACTTCTTAGTATACTCATGATCTCATCATTGCAGCCATCAACGTTTCTATCGTGGTATCTTCCAATTTCCTCGCCAATTGCGTATAAAGAGTCAAGAACACCATTAGTGTATGCTATGCTAAGTTTTTTATTCATATTCAACCCCCGTGATATTAACAATCTCTTCTATGGCCTTTTGTAATCTGTATATGATATCATCATATCTACCATCACTATTGTTAAGTCTGTATTTGATAATTTCGTCTCTAACAATATTCATACAATCTATAGCTCCACTTGCGTATTGCGCGTCGTAAGTATTACATTGCTCAAATTCTTCTAATTCGCCACAAAACTTTCCTGCATGTGTTATCATCATCTCTGACGGACTCACTATTCCAAAGATTTTAAGTATTTTTCGAAATATTGCGTCAAAATTAATCTTCATCATTCTCATTTTTCACCTCTCTTCTCACGATAATTTTGAAACAAAAACTATTAGCCAAGCTTGTAATAACACGAAACTTAGCGCTAATACAGTCATTATATAGATATAGATCATATATTGTAGCCACTCGTTATCGCTTATAATCTCATAGATCATTACAAAAGCCTCAGCAATCGTTTTTAAGATTTTTTTAATCATTTCGTTCCACATAATTTATCGTATGCCTTATCACCTCACACGTGCAAGCCTCAATACTATCCATGTGTATGTTGATAACTAAGTCCTCCCTGTATGGATCCATAAACTTAACAACAATTAGCTCCCTGGACTCAAGATAATCAATACTTGCAATATCG